TGTTGTTGCTGGACCATGTCAACAGCTCTTGTGGGCTCAAACGCAAGGGCGTATCACCAATCACAAATGCTGTGTTCTTGCGCTCGTTGTTGAGTGCAATCATGTTGGGCATGAGTTCGGGATATGCCGGGCATGCCAACAAGTTGAATTGGCGTTGTTCTTCACGGATGTCAGTGCTGGTGTCGATACCCGACTTCAGTGCAGCCACAACCATGGCACGCTGAGCCTGGCGACCCATGTAAGGGCTGCCGTCGTTCTTGAGACCAGACGCTGTGACCCAGGTGCTGGTTTCTGTGGGCAATGTATCATCGGGATAGGTAGTGCCGTTGAAGTAGTTGACCTGGAAGCTCTTGACATTGTAACCCGACCGGCGTGTGTTGAACAACAACATGCCCTGTGGGTACAGGTCAGGGTTAGGAGCATCCAAATCCAAGTAGTCGCTGGTCAAGAGACTTTGGATAGTGGGGAATGGATCTACCACAGGATCTGTGTCACCATTGGGTGCCCAACGAGCATCCGCAAACAACACACCATTTTCTGTGGTTTGATCAGAATTGCTGATAGGGACCCACTGATCCACACCATCTATGGCTTGCCAACGACTGATCATGGGATAATTTTCCAAGTCGCTGGTGTCAATCCACAAGTCGCCATACACCAAGGGAGATTCGCTGGCGTCGTTTTGTGTCATTGGAGGAGTTGCAGAAATGATAGGACCTGTAGCGTTGGTTGTAGTCAAGTCATAACCACGTACATCGTTGGTTACGTTTTGGTAGCCCATCCAAGAACCATTGTCCTGAATCATAATATCCACTTGGTCTGCAGCAGAGTAGTACCACAAACGACCATCGTCGGGGTTGCGATCAGGTGCATCGGCACTGGCAGTGTATGTGAATGTGGGTGCATTGACCCAGTTACTCAAAATCAAGCCTTGCGACACATCGCCGTTGTATGGTCTGCATCCTACAACTGAGTCATAAAAACCAGCTGAATTAATTGGCACTACACCATTATTACCGGGCAACAATTGTATAGCTCCGCCTTGTGTATGCGTAAACACAATAGCACCGATACCGTTGATAGAGCACTGAACATAGTCCGGAACACCGGCAGCACTAACTGCAGTAACAAAATCCACTGCAGTAGTACCAGTGAGTGTAACTGTCACTGTTGTTAAGTCGGCTGTACCAGCACTGGTATATTTGAGAATAAATGTGTTACCTGACACAAAAGGACCAGGGGTTGCAGTGTTACCAGTAACAACTGTGTCACCAGCAACTAATCTTTCTAAAATTTCTGCAGTGCTGGTGCCATTGTTGTAAAGATCAGCATTGCAAAACAGTGTACCGGCCGGGATATTTTGGCCACCACCAGTGGGGTCCATGGCATACAATGCCTCGCGTTCTTTATTATACACCGGACATGCCTGTTGCACAAACACTCCCAATGCAGCATTCCATTTCTTGACCACAATGTTCATGCCAAGATTTACATTGTTTGTTTTTTGCCATACGGAACCTGTAGGAGCAGGGGTCACATCGGTGCTTCTCCAACGAGGAGCCTGGTAGCTAGCAGCAGACAAATAAGTAGTTGGGCTATATGTTCCTTCAGAGATACCTAACACAGACAGTGGTGTTCCTGATGCATTGTTGATTGCAACTGTGGCCGTGGAATAGATATAGAGTTTACCGCCAATGTAACCAGAGTAAACACCGGTGATGGCAGCGGTATTGATAGCATTGCTCAAACCAGCCACTGTGTTGTTAGGGACCGCTGGCACCGTAATTGTGGCACCATTGATAGTGATGCTGTTGCCTACTGTGAGGCTGCTGGGAGCCAATGTGCCCGACACAGAAGGCCATGAAGTTTTCCAGTCAGCACTGCCGACCAGGACCCAGGTGTTGTAGAGATCAGCCAATTCACTAGAACTGGTTTGTGTGGCAGTAGGACCGCCACGCTTGTAGTACATGGGGTTGTAAGTGGTAACATCGGTTACGTTAACTGTGGCGTAGTTACCAATGTTGCCCAGACTCTGCAGTGGCACAGTGGTTCCAGTTTCCAGCTGAGAAGCTAGCTCAATAGCCAAGGGCGTTCGGTTAGTGAATTGACCAGTGGTTTGATTCCACTCAAACATACCCCAAGCAGTGGTTGCAGTATCCAACCAGTAGGTGTTAGCAGCAGGATTGCCCATGGGGCGACTCAAGCTGGCTGTGAGTTCGGTTAGATCAATGTCCACACGCTGAACATACACGCGATTACTAACGCCCAAGGCGCTGTAAGCAGCCAACAAGCCATATTCGTTGAGCTCGTAGCCATTGATAGGTGTACCAGCTGTGGTCTTGTAAAAGAACGGATTGCCAAATGTGGCAGCCAGATCTCGCTGGCTGGTCATCAAATACACGCGGTTGGCATTGACAGCCAAGGTGCCAGGTGCTACACCAGTGCCAGCTGCACTAGCTTTGTTTTGTGCAGTGGCCAACAAAATATAAGGTACTGAATTGGTTGCAGCAGGAATGTATTGACTCTCGTCAACAATAGTGACTTCTACGCCGGGACTAACTAATGCCATTGTGATTCTCCTAAGAACTTCATGTTAATATTTAGCTATCAACTGAAAAAAATGGTTTTATCCGTGCCCTACCCAGTAGGTTTTCTTGTAAACACATGCTAAATAACCGTATGACCAGGCCACTCTGCGCAGTTTGCAACCAAAGACCCAGAGCCATAGCCTATCATCGCGACGAAAAAACACAATACCGTCGTTTGTGTGACCGTTGCATAAGAAAAAACAAACGACTGCCAGCACCTGTGGCACGGTGGCAAAAGGCCGGCTACAAGAAAAAAACTGTGTGTGACCGCTGTGGGTTCAAGTCATTGTGGGCAGCTCAGCTAATAGTGTACCACATAGATGGCAACTTGCACAACAGTGATCATCGCAACTTGCGAACGGTGTGCTTGAACTGCACCGTGGACATCGCCAAGAGCGAACTGCCTTGGCGTCCAGGAGATTTGTCAGCAGACGCCTAGGCAGCGATCAAATCTTGTACCTGCTGGTACAGCTGATCTAGAGTACCGTTGTTGTCCAATACTGCATCAAAGTCAGTGCCAATCCAGGCAGTTTCACTGTCATGTATATTTAGGTGCATGAGCTTGTCCCGACTGCGGCTCCAGTCCACATGACTGGGTCCGGCATTTGCTGCTTGAGCTAGTTCATACCACTCAGGTTCAGCACCACGCACAATACGCACCACCTGACCCCCGGCTCGTTTGATGGCACCTATTTCATTGGGAAATCTGCAGTCCGAGATCACTATGTTGTCCCGGCTCTGGCGCAGTCGGTTTTCCAAGCTGGCTATCCAGACATCGTCATGAAACGCTCTACGGCACACTTCAGTTCCCCAGTGCTGCAAGACCCAACGCGGTGTCAATTCAGGCATGTTCAATCGTTCGGCCCACCAAACATCCACTTGTTCCCGCCACTCTCGAGCTTGTTTGGTACGCCCTTCCAGCATGACTCTGTCCCAGCCAAACACTGCAGCCACAGCGTCTTTGAGAGTGGCAGCAAAACTTTCACGGCGAAATTCGTGTAGGTTTACCAAATAGTCAGCAGCAGTGTCTTTGCCAGCGCCGATCAAGCCCACTAGACCAACGATCATCTCAGTTCCTTTATGTTTAAATGTTCAAGTGTTTTTTGTAGCAATTCAATTTGTCTACGGCAGTCTTCCAAGGCATGGTGACTGGTGGGAGGTCTGGGCAAGTCAGGCCACAGGCTGAAAACAGTACGGCTATCACGCACCGAGTAGTATTTCCAAGGCAGGGGTTTGTTGTAGCTCTTGTAGGCATGCTCAAGAATGTTCATGTCATATGTGGGACCTTGAGCCCAGATACGATTGGCATGCCATATTAATTTTCCCAGTTCATCTAGAGCTTGGTCTAGTGGGATTCGCCCCTGTTCGGAAAAGGCTTCTTCGCGAGCAGCTGATGGTTGTGTGGCCCACCAGTCTATGGTGCCTTGCTCAATTTTGCGATTTTCTTGACTCTCTAGTGTGATTCGAGCATAGAATGACCGATCATAGTAGCCTGTGCCAAACGGATCGAACGTCTGGGCAGCAATAGTCAAGATAGTTGTGTCAGGGCCAGTAGCTAGCCCTTCAAGATCAATCATTAAGTCCATGCTACATTGTAGCAGATCTAGTCACACAAGTCAATGTTCATGGCCAAACGAAACCAGTCAATCATGGCATCATTGGCGGGATGATAACCGTCTTCTTTGAGACGGTTATGGTCACGAGCCCAGACATAGGGCGATGTATAATCTGTGAATTTTGTCCAATCCACTGAATAGTACAAGGTAGTTTGCTGATCTATGGTTCCGTGACAATGCTCAAACCGATCGTATTCAGTGGATTTGACATCATATATAAACCCCATTTGATAGGGTATTTTACGCTGATTCAACACAGCCTGCGTTGACACAATACTCAACAAAGACAACTCAGTGAGGTATTGATTTTGATCAGCTTCGGACATGTATTGAATTTGAAGAAAGTTTTTAATTGCGTTTGGAGTTTGTTTAGTGTCACCTAACATCCCCCCTGAGTGGAACCATGACATGTTGCCAATTTGCCACTGATACAAATGTACTTTGCTGTGTGCTTGGTAATGACGGCTCAGATGTGCGCTGATGGGAATATCCACACGATTGATACCAGACCATATCACTACAACTTGATCATATTGTGTTCTACAAACTTCGTGTATGGTCTGTGCTGCTATGGCTTGATTACCAGCCCCTGGAGAAGCCAGGATTGTGTATTTGTCGGAATTAATGAGATGAACATTCTCCAGGTTCAAGTGAGACAAGAAACTACACCCCACTAACAGTGTACGAGACATCAGCCAATAACGAAAGAAAGTGGCTGACTGCCGTCCATGTAGTTGACCAACTGCAACATCAAGGCATCTATTTGAGCTTGTGCTTCTGACTTCATTGCAGTGCCATTTAAAGTGCCACCGCCCTGGGGGCCAGCAATGGTACCGAACTTTTCACGAGCTTCGCCAATCATCATCTTGCACGAAGCCACCATGTAGTCACGAATCCACTGGCTGATTTGAAAGTCCTGCAAGAGATTGAACTCGGGTTTGAGGTTGTAGGTCCATAGTAGAACATTTTCCCCGGTGCCCTTGGGATCACGCACAATCTGCAGTTTCTTGGTCACTGGATTCCAAGTGTAGTTGATGTAGGCACCAAACATGCGGCCTGCCAGTTCCACATACTGGCTGTAAAAGTCATATGTGGCCAAGCCCCCGGCCACATTGAAATTCATGAGATACACATTCAAACTGGCCTGGCTAAACGGGTCAAAATTGCTGGCAAACGGACCTTGGCTGTCGCCGAATGTTCTACGAAAGATCTGGCGCACTTGAATCACTTCCTGGGGCAGGGTGTAGATATTGACATCCTTGACTAGTTCCATGAAGGTGTAGCTTTCTTCATAGGCAGCCTGTGCTCGCTGACGATAGGTACCAATGGTGCGTTGGTATGCTGCTTCGTAGTGTGCAGGGTCCAGTTCAACGTCAATCATGCCATCGCCCAAGGTCAGGCGCACATACTCGATGAGATTTTGTTTTAGTGTTTCTACCGTGGATTGATTTTCTAAGGCCATGCAGTTGACTCCGATTGCTAGTATTTAGCCTGTGCCTGTTTAGATTCAAGTTCTGGATCATACAAGGGTACAGCACAAAAAGTCACCGTACCCTTGGCCACAGTCACACTTCGCTTAAACGCAATTACTGTTTCCAAATTGTAATAGTTGCAAGCAGGATCAATACGTTGAGTCCATTTTAGCCCGGTTCCTATGCTGGTTCCGTTTACTATGTCATAATTGGGTTCTACAGTGCCGGCAAATTCATTCCAGTCCTGACTCCAATCCAACAGATAAGGCAAGATCAATAAACGCCAGCCCGGTGCCATACGTGCTCGCCAAGGCCAGTGCAGTAACCTAACTCGATACTCATACAGACTCACGTCATCCTGTGCCCAGGGTTCAGGCCCCCGATTAGCCCATTGAGTTCCATGCAACATGTCAGGATGCAGTCGCCCACGACTGAAATAAGTGTCGTATCCGTCCAAGGTTTCTGGCATTGGAATAGTGTAACCAATTTTGACAAGCCCTCGAAATCCCAGGCAATTTCGTATGGTTTGATGATCCGCAATATCAATTTCTTGCTTGCGAGCTTTTTGCTGTTTGAACCAATCGGGTATGTGATTGCGCATTGGTTCAGGTGCTGCACAATCCAGGTACTGTATGTCAGGATCATGACAGTATTCCCAAGTCAAATAGTCAGTGACCGTTATGTCTTGCATGACACATCACCAGACCCGCAGTATGATCAAGTTCTCAGTACCTCGCCCGTTAAACGCTGTTTCTGTGGTAGTAAGATCTCGGAATATTTTCCTGGCTGCTGGCTTGCCGGCTGCACTCATGGCTCGGAGTGTGTCTGCGGGTTTGCGAACAGTTTTTTGCTGGGTTTCCACTGTGCTGAATCCAATGATGCTGTTGCCTTTGATGGTAAATGAACCCACATGCGAATCGGCTACCACATGGATCAGTTTACGCTTGTGGGTGTCATACAACCAGGCTTCGGTCTTGTCTACTAAGCTGGCAGCTGGCAATCCTCGGAGCTTGAGTTCTGCAAACTCTGCTTGAGTTTTAAACCGGGCTGCACGTTTCTCAGGCGGAATTGCCTTGACCTTGCGTGGTTTGCGTTCCACTTTCTTGATCTGCACGTATGCACCACAGTCGTTGATCACAGCTTCGCAGAACTTGATTACATTGCGTAGTTGAATTTTTGTAAAATTGCCATAGGCTTCCACTAACTGTGCATCACGGCCTTCAATCACAGTTTCGTAGTGGGCCAGGCGGGCTCGCCAAATTTCAGCCAGGTCATTGACCATTTGCGGTACCACATTCTTGCCACGGATCACAGCAATGGGCTTGTAGTCCGCAGTCATCCGGGCGCCGTTGACCACAAAGTCGTCAAACAAGCCGTCGATTTCGCCTGCACATTCCGATACTTTTTCTCTCAGGCGATCCTGTATGTTGGGACGAGCCGGTGCAACATCCACTGTGTCGGCTACAGTTTCTTTTTCAGACGAACTCAGGATTTCTTCAATGTAGTTGTCCAGGCGAATCTGTTCGGTGTTGGTGAGTTCCAAGCCCACCATGCTCATGCGACACAACCAAGCAGTGGTGAGTCGTATGGCTGAATCTGGTACTCCACGCAGAGCACGAACTTGATCTCGACGGTCGTGCAGCTCCAAGTAGGCCACAATCATGTCCCTGGCGTCTTTTTTGCCGTAGAAATAGTTGTACCAGGAAAAGGCCTGGGTCATGCGACTGGTTCTATCCTGTTCGGGCTGGGTGCGCCAAGTGGGCTCACTGCCCATGATGTTGGTATCGGGTGAGCGTGGGTTAAGCGGTTTAATGGGCCGAGCAGCAGTTTTCACATGATCTCCTGGTTTCAATATGCAGTAATTATAACATTTTGCCAAAATTGAGTCAACTACCAAAATGTTGTTTAAAAACAACACTGAAAAATCCCATAAATACTGTATGATTTTTCACCAAATTTTGGGAGAGCGCAGTGCCTAGACTCAGCATGTGGCGGCCAAACCGCACCAATGACTACCAGTTTTTTGACCGCACCATCAGCGAGCAATTCACTGTGGGTGGGCTGGACATCTACTGCCACAAGTATTTGGGTCCCAACACCGGCGATGTGGGCGATGCCGATGCCACGCTGCCGGTATACGATACCAAAAATCCCCTGTTTATCGAAGACCTGTTGCTGTTGGAAAATCGAGATCGATCATACGATCCCAATGTGTATGTCATGCGTGGTGTATATCGCACCCAAGACATTGACTTTGACCTCAGCCAGTTTGGTTTGTTTTTGAACAACGACACCTTGTTTATCACGTTTCACTACAATGACATGATTGACACTTTTGGGCGCAAGCTCATGTCAGGCGATGTGCTGGAAGTGCCCAATCTCCGAGACTATCACCCACTCAATGCCCAGGGCATTGTGAAAGCCCTGCCCAGATATTATGTAATCCAGGATGCGTCATTTGCCAGCGAAGGATTCAGCCAGACCTGGCTGCCACACCTGTGGCGTGTGAAGGCCACGCCCATGGTCAATGCACAAGAGTACAATGACATCACCGACAAACCGTTTGAGCCCAACAACATCTGGGATCCGGGCAATTTTTATCCTGCTGGCACAGTGGTCAACAACGGTGACAAGTTTTACACAGCCACAAAAAATGTTCCCCCGGGCGTGGACATTGGTGATCCCGAATACTGGGCAGAAAAAACACCCGACACCATTGCAGACAAAGCCTCCACTCGCAATCGTGATCTGGAAATCAACGATGCCATACTCACACAGGCTCAAATTGAAGTGCCCAAGTCGGGCTACGACACAGTAAAGTTCTACATCTTGCCCACTTATCCTGATGGGCAACCAGCCAGTGCAGGCTTGTCAGCGGATCAAACTGCACCCACAGTGGATGGTACCGATGGAGGTCAGGGCCTGACTCCTAGATCCGATGGCTATACCATGGGCTACTTGACCGGGGATGGCATTGCGCCCAATGGGTTGCCTGTGACTCCGGGCACTAGTTTTCCCCTGCACCCTGTCATTGGTGACTATGCGCTACGCTTGGACTACTTTCCCAATCGACTGTTCAGATACGATGGCCGTGCTTGGCTCAAGATCGAAGACAGTGTGCGCACTGGCCTGGTGTTTGAGTCCAATGCCGAAACCCTGAGAGCTGGCTTTGTCAACAACACAGCCACAGTACAGACCACAGATCGAGGTGCTATCCCCAGCAGACAGAGCCTCAGTGACATTCTCAAACCCACGGCAGACAACGGCGGTTAAACATGACTACTCCAAATTTTTTTTACGACGAACAAATACGCCGCTTCTTGCTGCAGTTCACTAGAATCTTTTCAAACTTTCAAGTGGAATATGGACGCAACGAAGAAGGCACCAATCATGCGCTAATTCGTGTGCCTGTGCGTTATGGTGATGCCAGTCGTCAGGCCCAGACTATTATACAACAGAACTCAGCCAGTGCTATGCCCAGCACTCCCATGATGACATTTTACATCTCCAGCTTGGACTATGATCGTCCCAGAATGCAAGAGCCCTATCATGTGAGCAAGATCAATGTGCGTCAACGCACCTACGACGAAGCCACTGACAGCTACGAAACCACACAGGGCAATGCTTTCACTATCGAACGCCTGATGCCTGTGCCCTACAAGCTCACATTAAAACTGGACATCTGGACTTCTAACACCAATCAAAAAATGCAGTTGTTGGAGCAGATGTTGGTGTTGTTCAACCCCAGTTTGGAAATACAGAGCACTGACAATTTCATTGACTGGACCAGCCTCAGTGTGGTAGAATTAGAATCAGTACAGTGGAGTGGACGAGCCATACCACAAGGTACCGAAAACCCCATAGACATTGCCACACTGACATTTACCTTGCCCATTTGGATATCATCGCCGGCCAAGGTCAAAAAACTGGGTGTGGTAGAACGCATCATCATGAGTGTGTTTGATTCCGAGGGCTATGCCAGTGACGCTGTGATGGACAATGACTTGTTGCTGGGCACACGCCAGGTGATCACTCCTTGGGCATATCAAACTCTCTTGATCAACAACAAACTGCAAGCCTTGCGACCCTCACAAGTGATCAGCGAGTCCAACGCCAGCTTGGCACCGCCCACTAGCCCGCCCAGTAACTTGATGTGGTCAGCTGTGATCGGTGCATACGGTACCTTGAGACCAGGAATCAGTCAAATCAAACTGGCACAACCCGACGGAACTGATGTGGTAGGCACCATAACCTACGATCCCACAGACGACAGATTCCTGCTGTTCACTGTGGACGAAGACACTGTGCCACAAAATACCCTGGCTCCTGTGGATGCTGTGATCAATCCTCTACGCAGTGGGCCAGGAGATGGTATTGCACCTGCTGCAACAGGACAGCGTTATCTGTTGACTCAGGACACTGGCAGTGGACAGAGTTCAGCTGCAGCCTGGCAGGGCGAGGACGATCAAGCCCTGATTGCTCATGCCAACGACATTGTGGAGTATCAAGACGGTCGCTGGCGTACGGTTTTTGATTCCACCAATAGTCCTGTAAACACACAGTATGTGACCAATATCACCACAGGTATCCAATATCGCTGGACTGGTGAGGCTTGGGTCAAAAGTTATCAAGGTATCTACCCAGGAGGCGAATGGACACTGGTATTGTAAACGCTGTGGGTGTGTGGTTCCACAGCACCACCACCAACCGTTATCTTTATTTGTTGCGCAACGATCCCAGGCATCCGGGCACATGGGGCTTGCCCGGCGGCAAAGTGGACCCAGGCGAAAGTTTGTTGGCTGCCATGACACGCGAGTGTGAGGAAGAACTGGGCTCAATGCCCAGTCATCAACGAGTGATTCCCATAGAACAGTTCACTTCCAGTGATGGTGGATTTGTGTATCACACCTTTTTCTGCACTGTGGATCATGAGTTTGTGCCTGTGCTCAACGACGAGCATATTGGTTGGGCCTGGATCAATGCTGGCACGTGGCCCAGACCCATGCATCCAGGACTGTGGTCAACTGTGAATTTTGACGCTGTGAGAGAGAAAATAGCCCTGCTGGAACTCAGCGTATGTCACAATACGTGATGAACTCGGGATAGCTCATGGGTCTCACGTTGGCATACTCAAACAAGTTCTGAGGCTGGTTGGATTCCACACCCACCAACACAAATTGAGTGGCAGAATAGGCTTCGATCACTCGGGCGACATGCTGAATCCAGTTGGTTGATCCAGCATCAGCTTCTTGGTTATAGCCCAGCATGAACACTTCTTGGTGTCCGTCAAACGCTGCCAAGTACAACAACACCGCAATGCTGTTGAGCACAGGGTTGTAGGGAATGAGGTAAAATTCTCCGGGATTTTCCACACACAGTCTGCTGGTGGTGTACACCACATTTTCCACATGATAGTCCGTGGCCTTGAGGTCGTTCAAGCGTGTTTTGTTGATCTCCACTGCAAAATCCAGCTTCATTTGATGTGCAACTTCACTCACACCGTATGTTTGCAGTCGCAGTGAACCCAACAATCCACCACGGTGACGAGCCAGTCTAGTGTAGTCAAACAAGTAGTGATCCACTGCGGAACCAATGCAGGCAGCACGTGACGAGATGTGACGATTTTCAATGGGATTAGGAATCCATTCGCGGGTTTGTTCACGTTTGCCGTCTCGCCAACGAGCTTCTGTGACCACAAACTCCCCTGGATAATCAGTTCGATATTTTGCTGTGAGCATGGTGTTCTTTCGGTGTAGTATATTTAGCCCGAATCACCTGACGCACAGATCCTACGGCCAAAAAAACAGGGCTCTTCGGAGCCCTGTTTTGGCTTGTGTTGATTGCTTAGAAGCGACCAACCACAACTTCGATAACGCCTTCAGCGCCGTCAAAGTTCTCAAGAGCCTTGCCAATTACCGCACCATTGCGTGCATTGTTGTCAGCTTTGGCAGCACCGTTACCAGCACTTACCATCAAGTCACCTTTGGCAACTGCGCCAACCACACGAGTTGGCACACGACCTGTCAGGGCCACGGCCGCTACGTGCTCGCCTTCCAGTGTGGCGTTCATGATGTAGCTTGGGTTGGTAGAAACAACACCTGCCACACGAGTATCGCTCTCGTGTGCGCAAACTGTGACTTCTTGCTCACCACCAAAGCACACCACTGTGCCAGGAGCGTACTCAGCGTCAGCTGCGTACATCTCAGCCAAGTCAGCGTATTGTGCACTTGTAGCCTTGGCAAACACTGTGTTGAAGTATGTGCTAGCACTACCAATGTTACCAACACCGTTGGCTTGACCATTGGTCAAACCGCCACCCAATGTTACAGCACCGCTTACACTCAAGCTAGTCAAAATACCAACACTTGTGATGTTACCTTGAGCTGCTGTGGTCACTGTACCAGCAGTAGTAGCTGATGTAGCACTTGTAGCACTTGTAGCACTTGTAGCAGAAGCCACTGTACCTGTCACGTTAGCACCAGGGATTGATGTCAAGCCAGCACCAGAGCCATTGAATTGGCTACCAGTTACAGCACCTGTGGCTGAAATTGCACCACTTGTGTTCAAGCCAGTCAATGTACCCACGCTAGTGATGTTACCTTGTGCAGCAGTTGTCACAGTACCAGCTGTGGTAGCACTTGTAGCACTTGTAGCACTAGCCACTGTACCTGTCACGTTAGCACCAGTGATGCTGCTCAAGCCGGCGCCAGAACCAAAGTGCGTAGCAATCACGTTGCCAGCATTTACGTTGCCAGTTACGCTCAAACTTGTGAGTGTACCAACTGACGTAATATTGGCTTGTGCAGCACCACTCACGGTGGCAGCATAACCACTTGTGTTAACACTCAATGTACCTGTTACGTTGGCAGCAGGAATTGCAGTCAAGCCAGCACCAGAGCCATTGAATTGGCTACCAGTTACAGCACCTGTGGCTGAGATCAGGCCAGCTGTGGTGATGTTGCCGGCAGCAGCATTACCGCTTACTGACAAGGAAGTCAATGTACCAACACTTGTGATGTTGCCTTGAGCAGCACCACTTACTGTGGCAGCATAACCTGTTGTGTTGACGCTGAGTGTACCTGTTACGTTGGCAGCAGGGATTGCAGTCAAACCAGCACCAGAGCCATTGAACTGGCTACCTGTCACAGCACCAGTTGCTGAGATCAAGCCAGCTGTGGTGATGTTGCCGGCAGCAGCATTACCTGTTACTGTCAAACCAGTCAAATTACCAACACTGGTGATGTTGGCTTGTGCAGCACCACTAACTGTGGCAGCATAACCACTTGTGTTAACACTCAATGTACCTGTCACGTTAGCACCAGGGATTGCAGTCAAGCCAGCACCAGAGCCATTGAACTGGCTACCAGTTACAGTACCAACTGCACTGACGTTGATGTTGCTGACCCAAGCGTTGGCCACATTGTTGTATTTCCATGTTGCCAGGCTGTTGCTACCAACGTCAATACCAGAACCATCCAAAGCAGCACCAGTGCTTTGGTTGTTGCCCAAAGTGATGTTCTTGTCGTTTGTGGTGATAGTGTTGGAATTGATAGTAGTTGTAGTACCGTTAACTGTCAAGTTACCAGTGATAGTTGCGTCAGCACTGACTGTCAAGCTACCCAAGGTAGCAGCACCAGCTGTGCTGATGTTGCCAGCAGCAGCATTACCGCTTACTGTCAAGGCGGTCAATGTACCCACACTAGTGATGTTGCCTTGTGCAGCAGTTGTCACTGTACCAGCTGTGGTAGCACTCGCCACTGTACCTGTCACGTTAGCACCAGTGATGCTTGACAAACCAGCACCAGAACCATAGTGAGTAGCAGTGATGTTACCGGCGTTTACGTTGCCGGTCACTGACAACGATGTCAATGTACCCACACTAGTAATATTGCCTTGTGCAGCACCACTAACTGTGGCAGCATAACCAGTTGTGTTGACGCCCAAAGTACCTGTTACGTTAGCAGCAGGAATTGCAGTCAAGCCAGCACCAGATCCATTGAACTGGCTACCTGTGATCTGACCAGCAGCACTTACTGCACCAGCTGTAGTGATGTTACCAGCAGCAGCATTACCTGTTACTGTCAAACCAGTCAAATTACCAACACTGGTGATGTTGGCTTGTGCAGCACCACTCACAGTAGCAGCATAACCAGTTGTGTTGACGCCCAAAGTACCTGTCACGTTAGCACCAGGGATTGCGGTCAAGCCAGCACCAGATCCATTGAACTGGCTACCAGTGATAGTACCTGTAGCACTTACTGTACCAGCTGTGGTCACGTTGCCGCCGACTACGTTTGCTGTTGCACTGAGTGTAGTAGCGGAAATTACGTTAGCACCACTGATGTTACCACCAGAACCGCCTGTAACAATATTACCAGCAGTCACGTTACCAGTTACGCTCAGACTACCCAAAGTACCCACTGCGGTAATATTGGTCTGACTTGCAGTTGCCAATGTACCTGTCAAGTTAGTGGCACTTACATTGCCACCTGTGATGTTGCCAGTGGCACTCAGTGTACCTGTAACTGCAACACCTGTTGAGCTCACAACTTGTACATTGCTTGTACCACCAACACCAGTTGCAACATTACCACCAGAACTCACAACACGAACATTACTTGTGCCAAATTGGATACTTGTGGCATCAATACCAGTCAACTGACTACCGTTACCCAAAATGTAACTACCAGTGATATTGCCTGTAGCAGAAACCACGCCGCCTGTGCGAACGTTGCCAGCAGTAACATTGCCTGTAACCGATTGTGTACCAGAAAGCGTACCATTTTGACTGTCATCAATAACCGTAACGCCATTAATCTTAATTGCCATTTTCGTTCTCCTTTTTATTTTATTGAACTAGGCTCTAACCAATGCCGGGCTATTGCTAGCCCGGCATAATTTCACTTACCTACTTACTTGCTGGCTTTCAACTCAGCAACTTCTTTACTCAACTGCTTGACCGATTCAATCAAGAACGGTACCAACATGGAGTAATTGACAGACTTGACACCAGCGGCATCAGTCTTGACAGCTTCAGGAACCACTTGCTCAACTTCTTGAGCAATCAAGCCGTAAGCATGACCTGAACCATCAACCCAGTCGTAGCCCACACCTGTCAATGCTGCAACCACTTGACCAGCATTGGCAATCGGTGCCACGTTGGCCTTGAGCGAAGCATCACTCAAGCTATTGACGTTCTGAGCAACCACATCACCTGTCACACTCAGTGCACCAGTGATTGTGACGCCTGTTGAGCTGATCACTTGTACGTTGCTTGTGCCACCGATGCTGGTTGTGACATTGCCACCAGCACTAGATACACGAACGTTGCTTGTGCCGTTCTGGATGCTTGTGGCATCAATACCTGTCAAGAAACTACCGTTACCATACAAGTAAGCACCAGTGATGTTACCAGCTGCGCTGATTGTTGTGCCCACGTTCAGTGAGTTCAATGTACCAACTGTGGTAATAGCACTTTGTGTTGCTGTGGTCAATGTACCAGAGATACTTGTAGCACTGATGTTGCCAGCAGTGATGTTGCCCACAGCACTGATTGTGCCACTTGCAGAGATACTAGCACCTGTGATGTTACCACCAGCACTTACTGTGCCAGCTGTGGTCACATTACCAACTGTAGCTGTACCTGTCACGCTCAAAGCGCCCAATGTGCCCACGCTAGTAATAGCAGTCTGGCTAGCTGTTGTCAATGTACCTGTCAGGTTTGAGCCAGTGATGTTACCAGCTGCGCTGATACCAATGTTACTTGCCCATACGTTGGCAGTGTTGTTGTAACGCAAAGTTACCAAGCTGTTGTTGCCCAGATCAATACCAGCACCATCCAACGCAGCACCAGTGCTTTGGTTGTTGCCCAAAGTAATGTTCTTGTCGTTTGTAGTGATAGTGTTGCTGTTGATGGTAGTTGTAGTACCGTTAACTGTCAAGTTACCTGTAATCACCGCATTGTTGTTGATCAACAAGTTGGCACCAGTGATGTTGCCAGCAGTGCTGATTTGACCAGCTGCGGCCACGTTACCACCTGTGACGTTACCTGTGATGCTGACGTTACCTGTTGTGGTACTTGTACCTGTTGCGTTGGCTGTAACAACTGTGTTACCAGCCACTGTCAACACGCCATTGCTTGCACCCACTGAGGTACCGCCAATGTACACTGTGTTACCAGATACATACAAGCTCTTCCACTGGTTTGTAGCACTACCCAGATCCATTGTGGCGTTACCAGAAGGCAATACATTACCGCCGGTAACAATGTCACCAACCACGCTCAAGTTAGCCAAAGCACCAACTGCAGTCAAGCTAGAGTTCACCACATTGTTGGCCATTGTGGCACCAGTCAAGCTACTTGCTTGTACGCTGGAAGCAGCAACGCCTGTCAATGCAGCACCGTTACCCACAAAGTAAGCGCCTGCGCCAGCAATGATATTGCCAGTAGTACTCAGTGCACCAACCACGTCAGTCTGAGCCAACACTTCATTAGGTGTCACGCTGGCAGTGTTTGTTGCGTTCTGGATGGAGTTCACATAAGTTGTTGTGGTCAACATACGAACGTCGATACGGTCGCCTACAGCAGGAGCTTCTGTAAATGTCAATTGATTGCCAGTCACAGAGTATGCAGTACCAGGGATCTGAATCACACCGTTCAAGGACACAATAGTACTTTGTGTTGTGTAGCTACCGCTCAGTGTGAACACTGTGGTTGCGCCATCACCGTTGAACTGATCATCGCTGATCAATGTAAAGTCAGGAACACCAACTTTAACCCAAGCAGTACCATTGTATGTTTCCAAGCTAGCAATAGAAGTATTGAAACGGAACATACCAGCAACTGCTGTAGCAGGACGCTGTGCTGTGTTACCAACTGGCATCAACACAGAGTTAGTAGCATTGATTGCCAATGTAGCACCTGTGGTCTGTGTAGCATTACCAATGCTCACTGTGTTTGTACCAGCGTCAACGTAGAACACGTTGGCTGCTGTACCACTCACTGCAAAGTCAACATCGCCAAGAGCAGAGTTGAAGTTTACACGACCATTTGTGTCAGTGATGTTGTCACCGCTGATCACAATGTTACCAAGTGTAGCAGCCGCAGCAGTCACATTGCCTGTAGCACTTACGTTACCACCTGTACTCAAATTACCCACTGTGGCTGTACCAGTTGCGCTGATATAACCATCTGTTTCGACGCCAGTTACTGCATATGCAATTTGGCCAACAGCAACATTGCCTGTTGTGAGGATTTCATTTGTGCTTACCAAACCAGCTGTAGTGATGTTACCACCAGTGATTGTACCAGTCACTGTCATTGCATTAGCAGACTTGTCAAATGTCATGCCTGCTACAGCACCAGCAATACCGTTGTCATTGAAGATAACTTGTGTGTTAGCACCAGGAGCAGACACGTTACCGCTTACGTTACCAATAAAGTTGGCAGCATACACGTTGCCTGTTGCACTCATCAGGCCAGCTGTACGGATGTTACCACCGTCGATGTTACCAGTGGCACTTACTGTACCAGCAGTAGAAACATTGCCCACTGTGGCTGTGCCAGCAGCACTTACAGTACCAGCTGTGCTCACATTGCCCACAGTAGCTGTGCCAGCAACACTTGCTGTACCACTTGTGACCACGTTACCAACTGTGGCTGTACCAGCAGCACTTACAGTACCAGCTGTGCTCACATTACCCACAGTAGCTGTGCCAGTAGCACTCACTGTAGTAGCGTTCACTGTGGTGATGTTACCAGTTGTGATAGTTGCTGTTGTTGCACTAACGTCACTCAATGTGGTTGAACCACTTGCGCTAATCTGATAAGCATCAACTACACCAGCAGTAACCAAGTTACCACCTGTTACGTTACCTGTAGCACTTACTGAACCACCAGTACGCAAGTTGCCAGTGTGCACGTTACCAACTGCACTCACATAACCTGCTGTGTCAACATTGCCCAAGGTAGCTGTACCAGCAACACTTGCTGTACCAGCAGTAACCAAGTTACCACCAGTGATTGTGGCAGTTGCGCTGATTGTACCTGTAGCAGTTACATTACCACCTGTGGCCAAATTGCCACCAGTGATTGTACCAGTCACTGTCATTGCATTAGCAGACTTGTCAAATACAAAACCAGCTGTAGCACCGGCAATACCAGCATCGTTGAAAATAACTTGTGTATTGGAACCAGGAGCGCTCAAGTTACCGCTGATGTTACCAACAAAGTTAGCAGCATAAACATTACCAGCAGCACTCATCTGACCAGCTGTAGCAACATTACCACCAGTAATATTACCACCTGCACTTACTGTACCAGCTGTAGCAACATTACCCATTGTGGCTGTACCTGTTACGTTGGCTGTGCCAGCGTCAACTGTGCCCAGAGTAACAACATTACCACCTGTTACATTGCCTTGTGCACTTACGGTGCCAGCTGTGCTCACATTGCCCACGGTAGCTGTACCAGCAACACTAGCTGTACCAGCAGTGGCCAAGTTACCAACTGTGGCTGTACCAGCAACACTAGCTGTACCACTTGTAGAAACATTGCCCAGGGTAGCTGTACCAGCTGCGCTGATTGTGCCTGCTGTGCTCACATTGCCCACAGTAGCAGTACCAGTAGAACTGATTGTACCAGCTGTGGCAACATTACCACCAGTGATTGTACCAGCAACACTTGCTGTACCACCTGTGCTCAAATTACCACCGGTAATTGTACCAGCAACACTTGCTGTACCAGCAGCATCAATATTACCGCCTGTGCTCACGTTGCCCAAGGTAGCTGTACCAGCTGCGCTTACTGTACCAGCAGTAGCAACATTACCAACTGTGGCTGTGCCTGTGGAGCTGAGTGTACCAACGGATACCAAGTTACCAGCTGTGGCTGTACCTGTCACGTTGAGTGCGCTAGTCACATTGCCTGTCAGGCTCAAGTTACCAGTGTTTACATTAGCACTTGTCAAATCGCCTGTAGCACTCACTTGACCAGCTGTTGTGATGTTACCACCAGCAACATTACCTGTTGCGCTCAACGCACCGCTCAACACTGTGTTGAGAGCATTGATGTTACCTGTAACAGAGAGGCTTGAACCAGTTGCAGCACCAATGTTGGGTGTTACCAACTGAGCATTGGCTTTAACAGCA